TCGTGCAGCAAGGAAGTACGGATATAGAAGTGGTTTGGAGTTGTCAGTATCTGAAAAGTTAAAACAACAGAACATAAAATTTTTATATGAAGCATTGAAAATTGAATGGGAAGACTTAGCTTATAGAACTTATACTCCAGACTTTATTCTATACAATGGTATAATAATAGAAACAAAAGGTATGTTTACTGCAGCAGATAGAAGAAAACATCTTGCAATACAGCGACAACATCCTAAATTAGATATTAGATTTGTATTTGAAAACAGCAGGAGAAAGTTACGCAAGGGAGCGAAGTCTAGTTATGCAGAGTGGTGTATAAAATATGGCTTCAAATATTATGATAGAATTATTCCAGAGGATTGGATAAAAGAGAAGGGCAAAAATAAACATCCCAAGTTCATCTCTTTTCGTGGTAAGAAAGTAAAAAGGAGATAACGTATGAGAGAAAACTACATTGAACACGAGGATTTTTTAATTAGAATACGCCCAACTTTTACGAAGCGAGGTGAGTGGACAGGTGATGCAGAAGTTTCTGTCATAGCTTCAGAAGATTCTACGCTACCTAAAGACGTGATAACAGGCATGGAACATTTTGTGAATATGCTATTGTCCTCGCTACCTGTAATGGAAAGGGATGAGTATGTCAGAGAAAAAATATTTGAATACGTTAAGGAACATATTACGCCCGATATTGATTTGGGTGAATCAGAAGATTCCACTACGTTTTATATTGAGGATGATGAAGAAGATAATATTGTTCATCTTACCTTTACTACAAACACAAAAGGAGAAGCTTAGATTGAGACACGAAACTTACATGAAAAAACGGGCCGAAACTTTGTCTAAAGCTGTACCAGTAAAGAAACAGGTAAGCAATGTAATAAAGGATATACAAATGAAACAGGCTTGGAAAGATGTTGAGTGGGATGAAAAACCAGACATGGTAAATAACCCACCTCATTATAACAAAGCAGGTATCGAATGTATTGACGCCATCGAAGCTGCACTAACACCTGAAGAGTTCAAGGGTTATTGTAAAGGCAACAATCTAAAGTACACATGGCGTGAGAACTACAAGAACAAAGAAGAGGACTTGAGAAAAGCACACTGGTACCTTAGTCGGATTATTGACAGGGTTGACAAAGATGAGAGTTAAGATTTACGTTACACTAGATTTAGACCCAGAAGAATATCCTATGCCAGCAGATGAAAATCCTGTTGAGGAATTAGAAGATAGCCTACAAGATTATTTCTATGAGATTGAGGGTGTATCTATTAGAAACTTGAAGATAAGAACGGAGTGATACATGAATAATTATTTGCCAACTGATTACCAAAACTTCATCGCGCTGTCACGGTATGCACGATGGAAAGAGGATGAACAACGCCGTGAGACATGGGCTGAAACAGTATCAAGATACTTTGATTACATGACGCAGCACCTAAAAAACAAACATAAGTACACAATGGCTGATGATTTGCGTAGTGAACTAGAGCAAGCAATTCTTAATCAGGACATTATGCCTAGCATGAGAGCCTTGATGACATCTGGCCCAGCATTGGACCGTTGTCACGTAGGTGCCTACAACTGTTCTTATGTACCTGTGGATAGTCCACGTGCGTTTGATGAGACTATGTATATTCTAATGTGTGGCACAGGCGTAGGCTTCTCTGTTGAGCGTGAGGTTGTTGACAAGTTGCCGATTGTAAACGAGGTCATGCATGAAACAGATACGGTAATTAAAGTAGGTGATTCTCGTCCAGGTTGGGCAAAGTCTTTGCGTGAACTTATCTCATTGCTTTACGCAGGACAGATTCCAAAGTGGGATGTATCAGAGGTACGTCCTTCTGGCGCACGACTCAAGACATTTGGTGGTCGTGCATCTGGCCCAGCCCCACTAGAAGAACTGTTCCAGTTTATCATCAAGAAGTTTAAAGGTGCAGCTGGTCGCAGATTGTTTCCCATTGAGTGTCACGATATCATGTGTAAGATTGGAGAGGTTGTAGTTGTAGGTGGTGTACGCCGTAGCGCACTCATCAGCTTGTCTAACTTGAATGATGACCAGATGGCACACGCTAAGTCAGGTGTGTGGTGGGATGAGCCAGAGAAAAATATTAAGCGTGAAGGACAGCGTGGCCTAGCAAATAACTCTGTGGCGTACAAGATTAAGCCAGAGATGGGTACGTTTATGCGTGAATGGTTGTCACTGTACGAATCACGTGCTGGTGAGCGTGGTATATTCAATCGTCAATCTGCTGTAAAACAAGCAGCAAAGAATGGTCGGCGTAAGTTGCACGACAAACCTTTGATTGACGATACTGATTCACAATATATTACGCACCCACACAGAGATTGGGGAAGCTACATTGACTTTGGCACAAACCCATGTAGTGAGATTATCTTGCGACCATATCAGTTCTGTAATCTTTCAGAAGTTGTTGTACGTGCATCAGATACTCAACAGACTCTTAGTGAAAAGGTTCGTCTGGCTACTATTCTTGGTACGTTTCAGTCCACACTGACTAACTTCAAATACCTACGTAATGTGTGGAAAAAGAACACAGAAGAAGAGCGTCTGCTAGGTGTCTCTTTGACAGGTATCATGGATAATCAACTAATGTCTGGTCGGTCAGCACACCTTGGTATAAACATTGGTCAGACACTAGAGCGTCTACGTGACGTTGCTATTGAGACTAATGCAGCTATGGCTGAACAACTAAACATACCACAGTCAGCGGCTATTACTTGTGTAAAGCCTAGTGGCACAGTGTCACAGCTTGTAGATGCAGCTAGTGGTATCCACGCACGACATCATCCGCATTACATTCGTACTGTACGTGGTGATAACAAAGACCCAATCACTCAATTTTTGATTGACCAAGGTATTCCAGCAGAGCCAGACGGTAACAAGCCTGATAGCACTACTGTGTTTAGCTTTCCCATGAAGGCACCTGTTGGAGCAGTCACACGAACAGAAATGTCCGCGATTGAACAGTTGGAGTTGTGGCTTACCTATCAGCGTTACTGGTGTGAACACAAACCTAGTATTACAATCTCTGTCAAAGAGCATGAGTGGATGCAAGTAGGGGATTGGGTATTCAAAAACTTTGATGAAGTTAGTGGTATTAGTTTCTTGCCTTATGATGACCATGTATACGCACAAGCTCCTTATCAAGACATTGATGAGGAAACCTATAATACTCTTGCAGCTAAGATGCCAGAAAAAGTATCATGGGAAAAGTTACGTGAGTTTGAAAAGGAAGACACTACATCAGGTGGACGTGAATTGGCATGTACTGCTGGCGTCTGTGAAGTAGTGGACTTAAACGCAGCATGATATGGCAAGAACCATATTGGTGGGAGTGGTGGTTGCTAATTGCAATTACCACAAACACAGTTGTTAATCTTATTGTATTCTTCAAACACAGATTTAAACAGAAAGGAGTTGACAAATGAGAGAGAAAATGCTAGATGTACTTAGAGGTCATGCAGAGTCTAATATTAATTTGCATGTAATGAATATTGAAGTGTACCTTAAAAACCCTGCGGGGATTGGGGAACACTCTGATATTATGGAAGCTATACAGGGTGAGTTAGACACCATTGCCATGCATGAGGATAGACTTACTATCCTTACTGATTACTTTGGTGAGTAAGAAACTGGTATGGAAACGGGGTGATGGTTGGGTACAGTATGACCCACCCCGTAAATCCGAACAGTGGAGTGAATGGCAGAAACTAAAACAGAAAGAATTGGAGAAAGAAAATGGAAGAACAAAATAAAATTACGATTAACGATAAAGAATATGACTACGTAGAACTAGAAGAGAATCAACAATACTACGTAAACCAGGTACGTAACTTAAAAGCACGTATTGCAGAGTCTAAATTTAACCTCGACCAACTAGTAGCAGCAGAGGATGCTTTTAGTAAAGCACTGATTGCTTCAGTACAAGAGGAGTCACATGAAGATGCGGCGTAATGGCCTCAGTAAGTATGATGCCCCTCTGAAAATTCAATACCAGTGGGGGCAGGATGCCTTCTTTAAAGGTAAACTTAGTAGAGGAAAGAAAGGAAAGTTTTTTCTAGGTGATAGCGGCATTGACCCTAATACAATGCAGCATCGTGAGTGGTTACGTGGGTACAACGATGCCTATTATGCCAACTTGAAGAGAGTACAAACTAATGAACAAGCTAGAGCAAGAAGCTAAACAATGGTTGAAGGAGAATAGAATGAGTAGTATTACAGGTACACAGTATCAAGAACAGGCGTGTAGCACTGCTATCTTTCCAAAAGAAAAGGCCACAGAGTATTTGACTCTGGGCCTAACTGGAGAAGCAGGAGAGATTGCTAACAAGGTAAAGAAGTTTATTCGTGATGGTGCTGCACAGGATGAGTATGAAGCCAAGAAGATTGAGATTGCCTACGAGATTGGGGATGTAATGTGGTATTGTGCAGTATTGGCAGAAGAAATGGGTATGGACTTAGGACATATCATGGAGAACAACCTGCAGAAACTAGCTGACCGTAAGGCTAGAGGTACGCTGTCAGGCAGTGGGGATAATAGGTAATTGTGTCACATGAAACAAAGCTATGGAAAAAGGTATGTAAAATGGACTTAGGTAATCCTGTCATAACAACATTAGTCGGCTTAGTTATATTCTATGTCGGCTTGAAAACATTCTCTGGTGGCATGAAGTCGATGGGTAACATCGAACACCTGTCATGGTTCTTGGGCAACCCTATTTATATGTTTGTGGGCGGCATCATGATGACATTGCTATGGCAGTCATCTAGCCTGTCCACTACAGCTATCATCGCACTGGTTGCTTCTGGTGCATTGCCATTGCCAGCGGCTATAGCGGCAGTGCTTGGTGCTAACATTGGAACTACAGGGACTATATGGCTGGCTGGATTGCTAGTGTCAGATGGTATGCCAAAGGGGGATACGCTACGAATAGCGATAGCACATACAGGTGCTAACTTATTTATGGCGGCAACCTTGTTACCGTTTGTTTCACACATAGCCAAATGGCTAGGCAGAATATAAAAAGAGGGGGCTTAACGGCCCCCACTTATATTATATTCCTCTGCTACACCTAGTGCTGTTAGATAATCCA